TAACGGAAATGGAAGTGCTGGAGCATTACAAACATCTAACTCTAACATTACTGGTGAATCTAATATAACTGCTGTACTCCCTTCTAATACTGCTTATGGTTCAGGTGGCGGTGGTGGAGGTGGTCAAGGTTCTGGTGGAACTATTCTTAGTGGTTTTGCTGGTGCTGGTGGCGGTGGTGCTGGTGCTAATCAAAATGTTGCAGCAGTTGCTGGAAGTCAAATATCAGCAGGTGGTGGCGGTGGTTGTGGTGCTGTACCAAGTGGTGCTGGTACTGCAGGTGGCGCTGGCGGTAGTGGCAGAGTAATACTTTATATTAAATAAATAAATAAAGGGGACAATATGAAAGAGATAACATTTACTAATGTGCTTGGGTTGGATTTTTTTCCACCCAAGCCAGCAGTAAAAGAAGTGCCAGATTGGTATAGAAATACACCAGAGTATGTAGGTAATCAAGGTAAAAAAGTTTCAAATGAAGGTTCAACTCCACATACAGTTAAAAAATGTATACCTGTATTTGATGCTATAACTGCTGGGTATATTCTTTATACCCAAGTAGATATACAAGTATCACGGGCTGATGATTTACCTTACTATACTTGGTCAGACCAAGGCGCTATTTCTTTTCATCCAATAGAACAAGCCCCATTACATCCAGCAAGAAATGAAGCACCATATCCTAAATGGAATAATCCTTATGCGATTACTACTCCACCTGGATACTCAGTTTTATTTACAGCACCAATGCACAGAGAATCTGTATTCACTATCCTTGATGGCATAGTAGATACTGATACATATAAAGCCCCAGTTAATTTTCCGTTTGTATTAAAAGATACTAAATGGGAAGGTATAATCCCAGCAGGAACTCCAATGGCTCAGGTAATACCATTTAAGCGAGAGTCTTGGGAACACAAGATAGGCTCTGATAAAGAGCGAATAGAGCAAGATAGAATAACTAGAAAGTTAAAGACCCTGTTCTTTAATTCTTACAAACGACAATTCTGGTCACGAAAGGAATATAAATAGTGGCAGACACATCCATAACCCTGTACAGAGGTGCAGCAGCAACCTCTAGCGCAACCCTATACACATCTCCATCAGGTATAGCCGTAGCAGTAACTAACATTGCTATTGTTAATGACACATCATCTGCTGCTACTGCAACCATTAACTTGGCTACCATACCATTGGTATCAAGTATTTCGTTGCCAGCCAACTCTACTCAATTCATTGACCTAGAGCAGATTATTTACAATGGTGAAACCATTACTGGTTCTGCATCTACAACTGCAGTTGACTTCCATATTGCAGGTTACGAGGTCTACTAATGGGAAATAGATTCCTAGTTCCTAGCACAACACCAGGACAACAAGGTGGTATGACATTACTGTCTACCACTACCTTATCTGGTACAACAGTTTCACTAACATCAATTCCACAAACTTATAGAAATCTTCAAATTATTATTAGAAACTATAGACCAGCAAGTGATGGTACAGGTTTATTAATGAGAATTAATGGTGATTCTGGAAGCAATAGACATATCTATAAAACCTCTTGGGCGCAAAGCACTAGTGATGTAATTAATCAAACATCTATTTTTATTGTAGATAATGCTGATAATACTGTTTCTACATATGCAAACATTAGAATTGAAATTCCCGATTATACAAATGCTACAAATGGAACTCACATTCTAGCAAATGCAACCGCTAATAATCAAACTACTACAAATAATATTAATTTTTGGAATGTGGTTGGATATTACGAACAGTCTGCAGCAGTTTCTTCAATAGATTTTTTTAATTTTTCAGGCAATTTTACATCAGGAACACTTTTACTTTACGGAGTTAAATAATGAGTGAATCAATAATAAGAGTACACGATATATCAACAGATACAGTTATAGACCGTGAGATGACTGACGAAGAGTTTGCTCAACACGAAGCAGACCAAGCAGAAATTGTTGCTCGTAAGTTAGCCGAAGCAGAAGCCAAGGCAGCAGAAGAAGCAGCCAAGCAACAGGCATTTAATGATGCCGTATCAGCAGCAGTTGCTGCAGCATTGGCTGCACAACAAGCACCACAAGAATAACTAATAAGGGGACATAATGATAAGACCAAAAGAAACAGTATCACTTGCTTGGTGTGACAATGGTATGGTTGATGGCAAGTTTGCCGAAGGTATAGCCTATACCCTACTAATGGGACCACAACAAGGTGTAATAATTAACAATGCTATGCGTGTGCAGGGCAATCAGATAGGCAGACAAAGACAAGTAGCCTTTGATAAATGGGCTGATGATATTAAAACAGATTGGATACTCTGGGTAGATTCAGATATCTATTTAACTGTTGATGTAATGAAGAAGATATGGCAAGCAGCAGATAAAGAGTTGCGCCCAATAGTTAGTGGTGTTTACTTTATCTCAAAGGAAAATGAAGGCTCAGTAATGAGACCATTCCCTTGCATCTTTAAGAACATATCTGAGTTTGAAATTCAATATATACACCCACTACCTGTAGATAAAGTAGTAGAGGTTGACTCTGCTGGTATGGGATTTGTTTTAATGCACAAGTCTATTGTGCCAAAACTACGGGCTAAGTATCCTAACCAATCTATGTTTGCTGAACAAGAAGGCTTGGGCGAAAAGTTTGTTGGAGAAGATATTGTTTTCTTCCGTAAGGTAAGGGATGCTGGTATACCAGTACACGCCCATACAGGTGCGTTAGTAAGGCACATGAAACGATTTAGCCTAGATGTAGATTACTACGCACTGTACTGGAACACAGTTGCTATGCAAGAGGCTGCAGTAAAATTAAAAGAAGAAGCAGAAAAACTAAAACCTAAGGAGTAACGTGGCTGGTCGTGATATAACCGAAGGTCGTGGTGACTCGGCTGGAAATGCTAGAGCAATTGCTGTTGACCTTGGTATTCTATCCTCATCATCAACCTGGCAAAATTCAGGCGATTCATATGATGTAGCAATTGGTGGAAAGCCATTTTTCTATGCTATCAGTGATGAGCGTCCATACATTAGACAGACTGCTCCATATCGTAAAGAACAATTTGATAATAACCAAGAGCCAGGCGAGCAATCACTCACTGGCTGGTGGTTAAGAAGTCAATCATCTTTTCATAGCGGTTCAGGCATTAGATTTTATGACCCATCTGCTGGTGAAATAACCGCACATAGATTTACAGATAGTAAAGGTGTTAATGTCTGGACAAAAGGTCAAGTAACTTTACTCAAAGATGTTGCTACCGGACACGTAACCACATACCCAGTTGAATCTAATGAACGTTCATTCCAACAATTACGTTCTATTAAGTGGGGTAGTAATAACGGCGTACTACTACATGATGGATATGATGTAGACAAGATTGATTCCGCCGGAGTAGAAACACATTTTATTGATTATAATGCTGGTTCAGATGACAAAGTATATGCAATCTGCGATGATGGTACTACCGCCTATTGGGTAACCAATGATACTGGTCCATCTGGAAAATTAGAAGTAAACAAAAAAGTATTAACCGGTACTAGTTCTACTACAGCAACTCCAATGTTTACAATTAACGGAGTAACAGTAACTAACGCCACAATGGAATATGTTAAAGACCGTATTGTTATGGCTGCTAACAATAAGATATATGAATTTCCTACTTCACAAGCAACAGCACCTACTGCTATATACACTCATTCAGATGATGATATTATATTTACATCTATCACAGCATCTGGTCCTGCTATTTACATTGCTGGCTTTAGTGGTATTCAATCATCTATATTTAAGTTTACCCTTAATACATCTGGCGTTATGCCAACCCTTACCAGTGCCATTACTGCAGCAGAGATGCCAGTTGGTGAAAAAATTCATAAGATTTATTACTATCTAGGCTACATGATGATAGGTACTAATAAAGGAATTCGTGCAGCAATTGTATCTGACCAAGATGGTTCTATAAACTATGGTCCATTAATTGTAGAGACTACTCAACCTTGCTATGATTTTGCAGCAAGAGATAGATTCGTATGGTGTGCAACTAGCGTAGGTGGTGAGCCAGGTGTTATTCGTATTGACCTTGGTAATGAGATAGAAACTTTACGCTTTGCTTACGCAAATGATTTATATTACTCAGGGGTATCTGGAGTGGATACTACATCTTGTGCATTTTTAGGAGATACAAATAGACTTGCATTTTGTACAGAGGCAGTCGACCAAAAGTCTGTAACTAATAAAGAGCGCACTGGAACCACAGCAACTATTACATCTAATGCTCATGGCTATGTGGCTGGAGATAAGATATATGTTATAGGTGTAGATGCGGCATTAGATGGTGACTTTACCATCACTTCGGTAACTACAAATACAATTACTTATACAACTGCTACATCTGGAACTATTGCATCTACTGCAATAACTACTGGACTTGTTGGTAAGCCTGGTTATTCATACATTGAGGCGGCATCGACATTAATGGCTACTGGTTATCTAACTACAGGTTATATTAGATATGGAACACTAGAACCTAAAAACTTTAAGCGTTTACTTGCTCGTGGTGACTTTACTAAAGGTTCAGTATTATTAGCAACCGTAGATAAAAATGATACTCCATATGACCATATTACCTATTCAGTAGGTGTAGACCCGGTTGAAGTAACTACATCTCAGCCTGAAACTGCTCAAGAATATGTAGCACATAAATTTACTTTTAGCCGTGATGAAACTACAACTTCTCTTGGTCCTATATTTAAGGGTTATCAAGTTAAGGCTACTATTGCTACACCTCGTCAAAGAGCATTAAGATTTCCTGTTTATTGCTTTGACACAGAGACAGATAGATACAATGTTGTTTCTGGCTATGAAGGTGCAGCCTTACAAAGATTACAAACACTAGAAAATATAGAAGAGGGTGGCGATGTTGTTACCTGGCAAGACCTTACTACTGGCGAAAGTCGTCAAGTAATCATAGAGCAAATATCATTTACTCGCATGACCCCACCTGACCGTAGGTTTGATGGGTTCGGCGGAATAATTGAGATAACACTTAGAACGGTATAATACTCATGACACCTATTGATTGGGCTACCTTTGGAGTAGCAGTAACCACCCTTATTGGCACACTAGCAATAGCAGTAAGGCACCTGGTTAAATATTATCTATCTGAACTTCGCCCTAATGGAGGCTCAAGTTTAAAAGATAAGGTCAATCAATTAGATGAAAAAGTAGAATTTTTGACAGACTTAGTATTGCAAGCATTAAAGAAATGAGTACCAATGACAACTGTTGCCAAGAGAGCCACGCCTGCTGCAATTGCTGTGCTGCGCCAAGCGACGGCATTAAGACCGAAACGCAAGAAAGCCAGCGATGGTCTGCTACCATCTGCTGCTCATCTGAAATCCAGTCCTAACTCAGACCACAATACAGGGTATGCAGTAGACTTAACTCATGACCCAGACAATGATATTAAATGTCATGAAATATATGAACGTCTTAAGTTTGATAAACGTGTCAAGTATTTAATATTTAAAGGTAGAATCTGGTCAGCCGAAAAGGGTGATAGAGAATATACTGGTTCCAACAAACACAATAAACACCTACATATTTCCATCAAAGATAACTGCGGTAACGATACATCACCTTGGTTTGCCTGGATGGGAAAAGCAACAACACTCAACAAGGTAGTAGCCTCGACAAAGCGACTACCAAAGAAGGAGAACAAATGAAAGATTTAATTACTAAGTTAAAGAGCAAGAAGACTAGGGCTGCAGTCAAGTCTTACCTTCGTGCAGTTTTAGCATCAGCAGTAACAATGGGATTAGCACTTGCTGCTGACCTAGCACCTGAGCAAGCAATCCTAATTGGCGCATTGGCTGCACCATTGGCCAAATGGGCTGATAAGACCGAAAAAGAGTATGGCATAGGAGCCAAATAAATACCCCTAATTAGCCTTTAAAGGCCCCTTAGAGACACGAAAACCCCCCGACCTGGTAGAGATACTAGGAAGGGGGGTCTTTTGTCGTTTATTATCGTGTTTTGCTAGTCTTCTAGGTCTTCCCACTCTTCCATTAGAAGCCTGATATCTCTATGCTCTTTTGCTGTACGGTATTCATCGATTAGGGTTGTAATTAGGTATACAGTTAAAGTTCCTAAAGTGGAACCAAAAAATACAGCCCAAAATGTATTGTTTACGATTTCTGACATAGTACTCCTTAGATATATAATTAATTATATATTATATTATAGACCCCTTCGGGGTCTTATTATATATTATATTATATACAAGTATACAGTAACCAATCCAATTAGATGGACCGTCAGTTCAACGGTACAACATTACCTACCAATGGTGATATAATTATGTTATGACAATAAAACTAGAAGAATATACACTACCAGAACATATGTCTTATAGTGCTTTTAGCACTTATCTTACCTGTGGATATCAGTATTATCTTGGTAGACTATTAGAGAAAAAAGAAGAACCATCTGTGTGGTCTGTTGGCGGTTCAGCATTTCACTTGGCTACAGAAATGTATGACAGGGAAACTCTATGAACCAATCTCTGTGGGACCAAGCATGGGCTAAAGAATCTGAAGGTATAGATTTAACTAATGCTCGTGTAGGTGGTAGGGCAACTAAACTATTACCAAACAAAGAAGATATTAATTTCTGGCAAATATCTGGCCCAATGTGGGTTGAAGATTATATTGCTTGGCGTAAGGCAAATACCAATTGGAAAATCTGGATTGCTCCAGACGGTAGACCAGCCATTGAACTTGAACTAATGCCGGAAATTGGCGGAGTTCCAGTTAAAATGGTTATAGATAGAATATTTGAAGTCAATGGTAAGTTAGTAGTTGTTGACCTCAAAACTGCAAAGAACACTCCTACTAGTACTTTACAATTAGGTTTCTATAAAGTTGGGCTAGAGAAAACCTTTAATGTAAGTATTGAGTTTGGAACGTATTACATGTCTCGTGATAGTGGTACTAGCGAGATGATTGACTTATCAAGTTACACTTATGATAAATTAGAGTACTTGGTAAGTGGGTTTGACAAAGCACGTAAGGCAGGTATTTTCTTGCCCAACACAAACTCTTGTCAATACATGTGCGGACTCACCGCTCATTGTCAATTCTCAACAAAGAAGGAAGTATAAATGGCAGAAGACTGGAAGTTACAAGTATCGTATAAAACTCCTGGCGGAGATATGATTAACGTCAGAGCGAATACTGTTGATGAGTTAAGTATATTATTAGAAGGCATTGGAGATTACTCTACTCAAATTGCCGCTGTTGCAAAGTTGGTGGTGGGAGCGAGTAATGCCGCCCCTTTATCGACGCAAAGTTCCACTCCAAGCACAAAGCCTCCGCTAACCTCGCCAATGACCCAGGAAAATCCAGTATCAGGTGGCATTGAAGAGACTGTTCAGGACAGGTATGGAAACATATGGGTCTATAATAAAGCAGGCGCACCAACCTGTGCAAGAGGTACAATGGTTTTGAAATCAGGAACTAGTCAGGCTGGCAAAGCATACAAGTGTTGGTCAGACCCTGCTTCAGGACCTAAATGGTCAGGAGAGAAAGTTCCTAAAGAATTACACGCCCCAGTTATTTGGGCATAAAAAGTTACAACTAGGTAGGGAGTCTGTAGATGCGTACACTTGTTAGGTCTGTGGGGCGTGCCTCTATTGGAGGGGAACCCCTGCCTAGTTGTTTCAAATCATTCGAAGCGTCCAAGATTATCATTAGGCGTTCAGAAGTTTCTATGTTTGCTGGTGCTCCTGGAGTAGGTAAGTCAACACTTGCTTTAGCGATTGCGCTTAAAACAAATGTTCCGACTCTATACATCTCCGCTGATACCAATGCACACACTATGGCTATGCGCCTAGCGTCAATGATATCTGGTAAGAATCAAACAGATGTTGAACAGAAACTTAATACTGATGTTGGATGGACTAAAGCAGTTCTCCAAAAAGGAAGCCACATAGTCTGGTCGTTTGAATCATCGCCAACCCTGCAAGATATTGATGAGGAAGTACAAGCCTTTGAAGAGTTGTGGGGTTGTGCACCAACACTTATAGTTTTAGATAACTTAATGGATGTAGCCACAGATGGTGGCGAAGAGTTTGCCTCAATGAGGGCAATCATGAAGGAGTTAAAGTACCTTGCTAGAGCAACTAATGCAGCGATTGTCGTACTACACCACACTTCGGAAGCAGTTCCTGGTAGTCCTTGTCAGCCAAGAAGCGCAATACAAGGGAAAGTTTCTCAGTTACCTGCCCTCATATGTACGCTTGGTACGGTTGGCACATCGCTTGGCGTGGCGTCAGTCAAGAATCGCTACGGCAGAGCAGATGCTGGAGGAAGTCTATTGACTTGGTTAGCATTTAATCCTGAGTACATGTACGTAGAAGATATACCAGAAAATTCATGACAACTAGAAAAAGCCATAAGGCTAGAGGGGCTACATTTGAAACCGACTTACGAGACTATTTTAGACGAATTGGATTTGATAGTGAAAGACTTGCACGAAGAGGTTCTAAAGATGAAGGAGATATTGTCGTCCGTAAAGACTTCCTCGGACACATCGGAATCATCGAAGCCAAAGCCCCGGGTCAGTCAGGTCGCATTGACCTTTCTGGTTGGACCAAAGAGGCTCAAGTTGAAGCAAGAAATTATTCAGAGGCAAGAGGCATTGAAGAGACATCCGTCTTACCTGCGGTTGTTATCAAAGCGCGAGGAAAATCAATAGCAGATTCTTATTTAGTATTAAGGTTAGGCGATGTATTTGACGGATGATATGCCAAGCATAGTGGATGTTCTTCAGCACTACGGTGCAGATATGAACAGGACTAGTGGACAAGTAAATATTAGATGTCCATTCCATGATGATACGCACAAGTCTGCAAGTTTTAATACTAGGGAAAATATATTTAATTGTTTTGCATGTGGTATGCAGGGCAACAGTTTACAAGTTATAGCAAGAAAAGAAGGGGTTGATATACGTGAAGCAAAGTCTTTCGCAGAAGGAATTATTGGGCAAGGCAGCAGCAAAATACGCAGCAAACATTTATCAGGCGGAAGACTACCTAGCAAGCAGGGGTATAACAAGGGAAGCAGCACGTCTGGCGCGATTAGGCGTAGTCGTAGAGCCTGAGATAGGACATGAAGCATTCATTGGACGTTTATCTATACCGTACATTACCAAAACTGGTGTTGTCGATTTGCGTTTTAGAAGTCTTAATCCTGCTGTCGAACCTAAGTACATGGGCATGACAGGTGCTGAAACTAAAATGTACAATGTGTTAGATATAGATAAAGCAGGAGATTGGATTGGAATCTGTGAAGGAGAACTTGATACTGTTACATTATCTGCCTGTGTTGGTATACCTTGCATTGGTGTTCCTGGTGCTAATTCTTGGAAGAAACATTACACAAGATTACTTGCAGACTTTGAAAGAGTTTTTGTTTTCTCGGATGGAGACCAACCAGGAAAAGAATTTGCTATTAATTTATCCCGTGAGTTGCCAGTCACAGTCGTGCAAATGCCAGACGGAGAAGATGTCAACTCTTGTTATGTCAGATACGGCTCCCAGTATATTCGGGAAAGAGCAGGACTAGATGATAAGTAGAAAAATACCGCCATGTAAAATATGTGGTCAACATTTTGATAATATATTTGAAGCGGTTGACCACATGATTGAGGACGAAGGTAATGAAATGTTTGACCCTAAACTTATTCTTCCTGGTGGATATCAATTAATGATTGGCTCTTTGTTAAGGACTATACATTTCCATGCTCGTGGTAATAAAAAAGTTAAAGATATAACAGAGCATACTTATGCAACTCTTTATGCAGCAGAAACTAGTCCAAGAAAAATGAAAAAGTTCATAGAGGATTTGATTATCACTACAGAAATGGACACTCTTGAGCATGAAATTAAGGATTTTTTGAGCAAAAACAGCGAAAATGGGGGTAAAAATGAAGGACAATGAGTCTTTCGAGCACAATGTAGGTAAAACATTTCAAGAACTTTTAGATTTGCTTTTATCTAAACATAAAGATTACGGACCAAGAAACATTTCTGATGCACCGGGTGGTGCTATCAATGGATTAAGGGTTCGTATGCACGACAAGTTAGCACGTATCAATAACTTAATTGATAGTGGTAAAAATCCTGAACATGAATCTCTTGAGGATTCCTTTAAGGATATGGCAAACTACGCAATCATAGGGTTGTTAGTACTTAGAGGAGAGTGGGATAAATGATAGAGTTATTACTTACATTTCAATTACAACTAACAAGTTTGCTGGCTTTGATAGCAGCACTATTGAGATAGGAATAATATGAATCTAACTAAAGGCGAGAAAGAAAGTGAAGAATATTATGAATGGATTTTCTCTCGTGACATACAAGATAACCAACACAGTATAGCATTTAACCTATGGCAAATTAATAAAACATTAGAAAGATTAATTAAAGCAACTAAGGAGAAAGCGTGAAAATATTTGGACCTTACAAAGGAAGCAAGCAAAATGGTGGTCGTCCAATTTACGTTATCAAACGCAAAAAGAAAGATGGCACTACCGAAACTACGTCTACAAATAAAGCAAGACTCGATTACAAAAAAGCAACAGGTAAAAAGTTAAAACGTAATCAAGAGGTAGACCATAAAGATAACAAAGGTCGCAAGGGTAATGACAAGTTATCTAACTTAAGAGTTATATCTAAAAAGAAAAATGTAGGACTAGAGAATAAGAGACGAGCCAAAAAGAAATGAAAACTATAGTCTGTATTTCGGACCTTCAAGTACCGTATCATGATGTAGAAGCCGTCAAGGCTGTGGCTAGATTTATCAAGGCTTATCAACCTGATACTGTTGTATCTTGTGGTGATGAAATGGATATGCAGACAATTAGTAAATGGAGTAAGGGTACTGAGTTAGAGTTTGAACGTTCTATTGGACGTGATAGAGATACTACTCGTCAAGTTCTTTATGACTTAACTGTTGAACATATGATACGCAGTAACCATACAGATAGATTATTTAATACAGTTGCTATGAGGGCGCCAGGATTACTTGGCTTACCTGAATTACAATTAGAAAATTTCTTGGGTCTTGATGAACTAGAAATTAAATATCACAAAGACCCATATGAACTAGCCCCTGGCTGGTTGTTAATGCATGGCGATGAGGGTAATGTCCAGCCTACTGCTGGTGCTACAGCCCTTGGATTAGCCAAGCGTAGCGGTATGTCTGTCGTCTGTGGTCACACTCACCGTATGGGCTTAACCCATCATACTCAAACATATCGTGGCGGTAAACCTAAAACTGTTTGGGGTATGGAACTCGGAAATCTAATGAATTATAATAGCGCAAAATATATTAAGGCTGGACTATTTACCTGGCAACAAGGCTTCGGTATCCTTCATGTTGATGGTAAGACTGTAGTTCCTCAGATAGTTCCTATTGTAAATAGGTCATTTACTGTAGGAGGAAAGACTTGGAAATGGTAGACAATAAACATTTCGCTTGGGAACGTATAGAGAAATGGGACTACATAGTAGTTGCTGTTGCTTCAGAGTATCATAGAAAATATAATATGGTTGAACTAGAAGATATCAAACAGTCATTGTATAAATGGTTTCTTGAGCACCCAAATAAATTAAATGAGTGGGAATCTATTGGCAAGAAAGACGCCAAGAATTTAATATATCGTAGCCTACGTAATGACGCATTAGATTATTGTTTGGAATGGAAAGCCAAGTCTATTGGCTATGAAACATCTGATGTATTCTTTTATGAAGCAAGTATAGTTGAAGCACTTCTCCCATCTGTTTTGCGAGGAGAGTTTGGAATATCTCATAAGTTAAATCTATCTGGACCTAGCAAGCCACCAGCACCTGCCGAAGGCGGCAACATGATGGTGATGATGATTGAAATAGATAAAGCGTATCGTAAACTTAGCACCGAGGATAGGACAGTACTATTTCACAGATACGCTGAATCTATGGACTATGGCGATATTGCTACCGAGATGAGTATAGGTAGTGAGGATGCTGCACGTATGCGCCATAATCGTGCCATTAAGAAACTCATAACTAGAATCGGTGGATTCCGACCTTGGTTAGACAGAGATTCTCGCAAGGAAGACGCTGAAAATCCAGACGAAATTATAGAGTCCGACGACCAGCATGAAGACGATAATAGGGACGAGCATATTGATGAGGATGACCTGACCTAGTTCCTTCAGATTTGGTTCTCCTGTTCTACACTATTCTTGTACGCTTCTCCAGAATTATCGAACTTTTCATTCTTTAACCTGACATAATTTATCAATTGCTCTGGTGTAATGAGATGACCTTTGGATTGATTAGGTGGCTGTTTATTTTCTATTGGTCTACCATAGTCCATAACTGTATTCATTAGGTGCTCTTTGGTAACTATAATTACATTACCTTCGATTATAAATGCCCAATGAGTAGCCTTGCTAACTGATAACCCTGATGGTTCCCATTGACCACTTCCTTGATAGAAACATGACTCCTCTATAAATAGATTACCTGTTTCTATCCAACGTCTATCTTTCTTAACTTCTACAGTCTTTATGTGAAGCAGTTTGGCTACTTCATTTTCACCGGACTGCCCATCACGTAAGTCTATATCCCAATCAGAATTTTTCATTAGTAATCTCCATTCTTGTGGGAGTTCCATCCACATCTATCACAGCGAACCTTGCCTTCTGTTGTTTGACTGTCGCCACTCATGACACAGCCACATACCCAGCACTTACCATAAGCCATACTACCCCCCTGTTGAATAAAATCCAGGACCATTAAATTTGATTCCTGGTACTGTGTATACACGTTCCATTGGCTTATTACAGTTTAAGGTTGGACACCTTACAATATAAGTTTCGTAGTCTTTATGGTAGATGAATTGCTCTCTCGTATTACCACAAGTACTACACTTGAAGTCATAGTTTGGCATTAGTACCACTTATTCTTTTGCCAAAACTTCCATGCTTGGCATGGGGTTCCGTATCTGTAACTTATATAGTCCAGCCCTCTGTCAATCTGCTCTGTAGGGTTTGTGTCGGGCGAAAGCCCAAGAATCTGTGGTATACCACCAGCATGCAATCTCTCACCTTTCTGATATACAGGTTGCTTGTTGTATGCTTTATGTCTCCAGTTAGATTCCTTTGTCCATAACTTGTCCAAGCAAAGCCATTGATTATGGTGCCATGCAAGTAATGAATCCCTAGCATAGGCTTTACTGTCGGCGACTCCCCACACATGGGGTTGCGGTAATGTCTCAACCTTTGTGACTCCAAAGATAGAAAATATACCTATGAATAGTAACAACAATCTTTTCATTACAGCCTCGTTTCCTCCGCTATTATTTCTTCATATGGTGGTGTTTTGAATTCGGACACATGCCATTCTTTGTAGGGTGCGCCCATGGCTAACTCAATAGCATTTTGTATATCATACTCCACTACATAGTAAACTAAAGTAGCGTTTGTATTTACCTCTACTCTGTAACGCTTAGCCTCCATTACATACCCCTTGCTTTCATAGTTTCTCTAACCTTACTGGCGAATTTAACCTTCATTCTATTGTAAGCATTCTTAGTAATTTTGCCTACCATAGCCATTCTTTCTCCAGGCATAGTTCCTCCATATATACCAAAGTGTAACTGTGGACCACGCATACCTAACTCTAGACAATCCTGTTTTACAGGACAGTTTTTACATACAGACAGCGCAGAGATAGCCTTATCTATCTCTAAATTAACCCTTCGGGTTTGGTCTCTAGTATTTCTCCAGACCTCACCCTCGGCTAATTCTACCTCACCAGCGAACCATAAGTCTGGGTCGTCATGATTTGAGCATAATCCCTCGCTTAAATCTATCTCAGGATAGTTCATATTATGATAACTCATTGAACTTGTAGGCCAGCCAGTACCGATATTACCTGGCATTAGTTATGTATTCCATGCGCCCAGCAAATGGATTGAAGTGCAAGGTTTAACTCTACAATCATTTGGTTAATTTCCTCATCACTTTTACCACTCAAATCGGAACGTCTAATCTGACCTTCCCATACTATACCTTCTTTTAACTTTTCCATTATCCCTCCAAGTCTGTTATGCAATCGATTATATATTCAAATTCAGGGCGGTCTGCCTCAGGTGGTGGATTCCCATCCCACACCATACTGTATCCATCATTAGAATCCCAATGAAGTCTACCAGAGTATTGATTACTTCCATCATTTAACAAGATGAACTTGGTGAAACCAGTACTCATCTTTTGGTCTGCTGAAACCATATACTTACCCATGATTTCGGTAATTGTAACCTCACCCGTCAACACTTACCCCCATCTCTATTAGTCTGCTATCTATTGTCATGCCTGTCGTATCATAACTTTGAGCACCTTCACCATCTTTACCTTCTCGCCATAAGGCTTTGCCTCTGTATGAGATAAGTGAACCATCTCCATAGAGGCTCATTAGTAATGCTCCAGCAGCGTAATCATACACTTCAGCAATTACTTTGCCGTCAGGATGATGTACTTTTAGTTTCATATCTATCCTTTCCTGTCATATTATATGACAGATAGTGTTTGACCTCTACCTTAGAAGCCAAAGTCATACTGTCCTTCATATCTTGCCGTGTTTTGTTTGTGTCGGCCGAACTCCTCACGTTCAGGCGCCCAGCACATGCAGCCATCATCTTTGACCATGTAGCAATCAAAGCATGTACCACATGTTTGACAATTGTATGGATTGTCATCATCTACTACTGGTTCACCACATGCATAGCATACATAATCATCTTCCATTCCGGGCCAATCACCACCTAAGTCCAACGAGCCGTCAGATTTTTTGTAGAGATTAGTCCATACACTAGGCTTGTAGCCGTCATTAGACCACCAGTTGCCGTCGTTATCCCAATGACCTAAGTCCTCATTGATGATATAGCAGTCATACTCAGCATTAGGGTCTAACGTGAATACTGCAATCTTACTACCAGTAGCCCACCCTTCTATCATGCCGTACAGATTAGGATTATCTAGGGCAGTAATACCACCCATAGAAGGTAAGATATCGTCAGCAAAGATACGAGTATCACTACGCTTATCATTACTTGGGATATGTACAGGTAGTATACCATTGTGCGCTAAGTATGACAAATCACTACCACCTATCTTGAATGGATGACAGTTGTCCTCATTCTTAACACCATGCGTGGCAAACCTAGCATGATACATGGCATAACTTTTTGGGTACTTCTTGCGTACTTCTAAGAACTCCTTGATTACTTTCTTAGCAGACATACCCTTACCAGTAATAATTTTATTACCAGCAATTACTGCATAGCCAAAGCCATGCGGATTATTACAAGAAGCACATTCCAAGTCCTTCTTGCGTGGCGTGCTATTCGGAGACGAGACTACTAATAGGCACACGTTCACTCCTTTCTATCCTTGATATAGTTTCTGAATGTAATTGTATTCTTGCATTTAGGGCTGGATATAAGTCAGGCTTGCTCTCGATATACTGTCTAAATCTCAGCGTAGACAGAGCGTCACTTCTGACTTGTTGGACACTCATAACTCTGGTGTACTCAACGCTGGCATGCGCTAAGTCAATGGCAGACTTTATGAACCTCGGATTTAGGCTACCCCTGAATATTCTCATCTCTAGGGTATTCCTATTATTAGTATTGACAGCAGAGTACCTATCGGAACCATGTCTATCAAACTTATTCTTGAAAGATTTCTTACCAGTTTCGTGGTCAACAACATCATCAAACTTAGCCCAATGACTAGATGACCTGCCAGCAAGTACCTCATAGAAGTCCTTGTTGCCATATACTAACTGTAAGAACCTGTGTTGATGTGAACCACCACTAAACCCATTACGAGATATATGTACATGAAGTCCACAGGTTTTAGTACCCCATGAAATCATATTGTAATCTTGTTTTAGTTTAGAGATTACTTCCCACATTAAGTCATTCTCTTTCATGAAATAATGGTGAGACATTGGGTGCGTGACTATTTCAAAGCCACACTCAAGTGAGCCGTCAGACTTTAGATAAGCCAACTGCTTATCCTCAAGTATCTGAGCATACTCGGCTGCATCAGTGCGTTCAGGATAATTACCACCACGAACCTCGGTCTCAATCTCGATACCAAAGTATAGTCGTGTCTGCTCATCCTCACCACTATGGAAGATAGGGTCAGGTCGATACGAATAATCATGTATCAGCCTAGTATCATCATCTTCATCATGATTGTAAGTACAACCATCATAGTAGTAAGAGTCGCAACCTTCACAGTAATAGCATGAGCGTTCAAAGCAACCCTCACAGAAAGTCATACTTGTATCCTCTGCACCATAAGTATGACCTGTGAAATAGTTATCACAGTCATCACACCAATGAGCATAAGCACTAGTACAATTAGCACACCATGTTTGCATGTTGTCTATATAGTTCCAGTCATCATTTTCTTGGCCGACAAGTTCACACTTCTCGCATATTCTAACGCAATCGGCGCAGATAGTTTCACCATTATCTGTGGTTAACTTATCGTCCTCATTTAACTCGAGGTCGCAGGCGATACATTTGTATTCTACCTCAACCTCGTCCTCAGTTTCCATGTCATCCCCTTGTCGTATTATATGACAGCAGTATCTCTGTTGCCATTGGTACTATTTTAGTCTATCTCTTAGTCGCTGTCAACTCTTGTAAATAACGAGTTAGTTTAGCATTTCTTACAGCAGTAGTGATTATCAGCGTTATGCTGGTAGTCAATGCAATAGTAATGGCTATTGCGTCAGTTACCTCTATATACATGTTTTCTCCTTTGTTAGTGCTTGTCATACTATATGACAAGGTAGAGAGTGTATTGGTATCCACTATGGTATGGCAAGTGGCGACCTCTCACAACATCATTTCAGGTTTCCCTGCTGATTGACTGTGCATACCAATACACTCAGCGCCCACCATGAGAATTGCACTCATGATTATGCCGTCTAGCGTGGGCTATCCAGTTGCTACTCAGACTCCGAGTAGTCAGTAGCAACATCCTCAAGTAAGTCATCAAGGTTAGTCATATCTACCTGAAATATGTCCTCAGTTGCTATAATCTCGGCTATCTCATGCTCGGTCATGAAATCAAAAGCAATATCATCGCCACTCACGATTAGCCCTATCCATAGCCCTAGCAGTTTGCTCTCTTATTTTCTCTAGGCGAACTGCTTCAGCCTCTATATTCTTGCGAACCTCAACGCTCTGCAATAGTGCAGATAGTATCGGATTGTCTATTGCATTTTCCATTTATCTATCTTTCTATCTAATGCTTGTCATAGTATATGACAGGCATGGGGCGTATTTCGCCATTAAGATAATTATCCTATATAACTATGCCTGTGTCAAGTACCGCACAGTTTTGTCATAGTATATGACAGGACAGCGCCGACACCGCCTCGCCAGCGCCACCGCCTCAGCGAAAGTTTGTG